GTACATGAATTATTATTGGTTGACGTCCATAACATAACTCTTAAAAAATATATACCATCGTATAAGGTTGTTAAAATATTTGTTGATGAATTATATGTAAATCCAACGTTATAGATATTTGGAAGATTTATACTCCAATTCCATCCTGACCCTGTTGAATTCCATCCAACACCCGTAACATATTTTTGAGCAGTTAAACAAGCTATAAATCTTGATTGTTTTGATTTAAATATTCCATTCACCTCCAACTTCGCCGTCGGCAGGGTTGTTCCAATGCCTACATTGCCATTTCCATCCACGAATAAACTGTTACTGGAACCAGTGTCAATTTTTAAAGTTCCCCCCCCCCGTTAGCAGACACCGTCAGCGCTGGCGAAGCGGTGTTTAATGGGGACAATGTTTGAGTGCCTGTACTAAAATCAAAACGGCTCATTTATTTTATACACATTGGAGAAAAAGAACATTGTGTATCAAACGTATAAAAAGGACGTCGCCGCCGACAAAAATGCTTTCACTGCCAAGGCCATATGATAAGCTAGTTTGACGGGAACGGCGTTGCCAATTTGTTTGTATTGGTTTGCCATGCTGCCTTTGAAAGAATAGGTGTCTGGAAAGGTTTGAATGCGGGCATATTCGCGAATGGTTAAAGGTCGTGTTTCTATTGGATGACACCGTTCGGTTTGTTTTTGGCACGGCGACGTTGTTAATGTCAAGCACGGTTCGTCCATTGACAATCGCCGCGCCATCCCGCGTTTTCCCCCTCCCGAATGAATGGATGCCCCCATATACGTGGTTTTAATCTCTTCGGGCAAATTCACCCAACAGCCCCCTTGTGGAACCATTTCCATAATCTTTTGTTTATGAGGCGGATAGGTCGCCCCCGGACTCTCTGGAACATCCATCAAGACATCGCGCAATACCAAGCGTCTACTTTGTTTTTCTGGAAAAGGGAATATGTCATGCCTCAATGTTCCTACGATGAAAATCCGTTCGCGTTTTTGAGGAACATCGTAATCGTTGGCGTTGAGAACCTTATAAGACATTTGATAGAGACCTTCATTGGCAAACAATTCCAATAAACTTGTTAAGGTCTCCCCATTGTTATGTGAAACCAATCCCTTCACGTTTTCAATCAAGACAATGTTTGGGCGACATTCTTGGACGAGCCGATTCATTTCCAGCATCAGTTGGCCTCTTGGGTCTTCCAAGCCTTTGCGTTGTCCCGCTTGGGAAAATGCTTGGCACGGAATACCACCCATCAATACATCCACGCGACCCAAATAATCGTTTAGATGCAATTCGCGCATGTCTTGGCATACGATATTTGTATTGGGATGATTGAGGCGCAACGTTTCGCAAAAAACAGATTCCACTTCATTCAACATCAAGGGTTGAAACCCAGCGTCTATGAAGCCCGAACTCAATCCGCCTGCGCCCGAACATACTTCTATAAAGGTCGGCATGGTGGCGTTTGCAATCCTTATATGGTTATACTTATTTATACTTATACTTAAGTTTAAAGTCAGTCTAAGCTATAAATCAATTTTTATGATGATGTCTATCAAGTCTGTTGCGTAAATGCGAAAAAAGAAAAATCAAAATAACATGGATAAATAGGAGCATATTCCGTAGAAGATTCTGCAATGGATTTACTGCTTTCCCGTTTTGCATTCATCTTTTTGATTTATGTGGTCGTTACCAGTGGTTATATCAACGAAATCCTATCCTGTCAAATGCGGCGGTTTTTGCGGGAATCGCGGTTGTTCCGGCATATCCTGGGGGTGGTCATGGTCTTCGTATTCATTATGTTGGAAGGTGGATGGAGTTTTAATCCTGAATTAGATGCCCAGGGCAATAATAATTGGTCAAGTGGGCACGTATTTCATACCGCCATCATGGCCATTGGCATCTATGTTGTCTTCTTAGTATCCTCTAAGAGTCGCCTCACCCCCAACCTCATCTTCTTCACGCTTGTATTAGTCTTGTATTTTATCAATACCTACCGCAATTACCTGAATGCCCGTAAGTTGATTACCCCGGAGGAAAATGAGCGTATTTTACTGGCGTCCAAAGGGTTATTCATCGTTTGTTTGGCGGTATTGTCGTATGGGTTCGCCGATTATATCGTATTTCAACAAAAAGAATACGGGCGCCGTTTTGAATGGATGACCTTTTTATTGGGGTCTTCCAAATGCAAACACGTTCCCAATCATTCAAGTGATTTGTAAAAGACCTCCGTCAATTCGCAATGCGCCGTTTTATGAAACCATGCCAGACCTTGCAGAAAGGCATCGCATAAATCGTCTTTTTTCTTATGTTTGGAAAGAGATTCTTTCCATACGGGGTCGTTGCGAAGATAATAGTCGGTTATTTGGATGGACGCCCATTTGTTCCACTGATAACCGACTTTTTTGGTTTCGGGCAATTGCGCTGCGGCGGCCAAGTGGGTTTTCAGTTTTCCACTGGCGTTAATCAAGCGCACTTCCAGTGGCCGTGTAGGGGTCTGTTTATACAGAAAATAGGTATATATCATCATTTGGATGGATTTCATATGCCCGTTGAGGCGCGAGGGTTGATTCTCTATCAGCACCGTATCTATATGCGAATGATGGCGTTCCCATAAGGCATCCAGGCGCTGAAACAATCGCGAACCCAAGCGTTCCAACGGAATCCGCTTTGCCTTTTCGCCGTCTTCTGCCAAACAAAGGATATCCCATGCGGAAATAACACAGGACGCCTGTGGGGTGGATGGCGCGGGCTCTGCTGTTTTCGTTGCAGATTTGCCGCGTTTCTTCTTTTCGGTTGCGCTGCTTGCGCCCGCGCCACCTGCCAGCGCACCCCCGTCTACCCGTAATAGACAATACGCCAGATTAACAATTCCCACATCAAAACTTAGGAGTCCCCTCCCGTTAAAGGGATTTAAAGCCGAGCCCACTATTTCAATGTTGGGTTCTGTGCATGCATCGGCGCCCCCGTCGGGAATCCCACTTTGCGGGTCTGTTTCCATACCGCGTTTTGCAACTGCTGTATAACACTGCGGCTGAACGTGCTTAAATTATTTTTGAGTATCAGTTTCTTTAAATAAGGCCAAAAGATATCATGTTGATAGGGGCGATTGGCGTGTAAAATAGACTTGCATTTTTGTGTATACCATTCGTATTGTTTCGTCATACGGGTCATGGGGTCTTTAACATGGTGTTCAGGGGCAGGGGCGGGGGCACCACCACCGGCCATACCAGCGGGCGCCATTGGCCAGCGGTGCGACACAGAGTAGGGACAAATGAGACCTTCGTTTATCCAATGATAGATTTGCTGTTGAACCGTTGGGTGTTCCATGGCGTGTTCTGGGAATCCTTCTAATAAATCCTCAAAGACCATATAATGATAATCGGGGCATAACAGCAGACGGTCGGTGCGGTCGGTATAGACGGCATTGTTGTCAATCAAAAGCGTCTGTTCGTTTAAAATGTGTTCTTTATCGGCTTTGCTGTAAGGCGACCCATGACGTGCATTTAAGACCCGCACAATGCGCGGCCAGATGTTTTGCAGTTTTTTACGATAATTACCCTGTGCATCTATGACACAATCTTCGCGGGTAAAAATGGGGCGCTGAAATTGAATGCCGTGGGATTTCTCTACCCAAGGAATTTCTTGGAGCGCCCATTGACGGTCGCTGGCGGTATAGATAAAAAACAGGATATTCCCATAATGCTCTTTTAAGGCTTTGATAAACGCCGCAAAGCCTGGGCGAATGAGACCCTGGTTTGGCGTAAAGGCCTTCGGGATACCCTTTTGAGTCAGCTTGTATCCAAAGCGTGCCATGCTTTTCCCCATGGAAAACCGTGCCGATTGAAAATCTACTTTGCCCGCAATGGTTCCATCCCAATCCAACACAAACACATAAGGCAACCGTGATTTTCCAACAGCTTCCATTGGATGCGCTGCGATTATACTCTTATACTCTTATTTTATAGTCTTTAAAAAATAAACACTCTAAGGCTAAAAACTTAAAACAACACTTAAAAACAAAAGTTAAAAAAAAGTTAAAACAAAAAATGACTTGAAAAACAGATATAAGTGCATACAGATATCTTTCTATTATTGACCTGGTGGTGTTGCCTTGTTGCAGCCGCATCAACCAGAAAATGGCGAAAACACTCACCGCCGATCAGAAGCGGGTATTGGATACCATCCTAAACAATGCCAAACAGTCGGTGTTGATTACGGGACCCGCCGGAACGGGTAAATCGTTTTTACTGAAAGCCATTACGGCGGCCTTTGAAACTTCCAAAGAACCCATACGGTTTGCTATGACGGCCTCTACGGGAAGTGCCGCAGTGTTGGTCAAGGGGCGCACTCTACATTCATTTATGGGGATTGGGCTTGCGAAATCACCCGCGGTGGCATTGGTGGGTAAAATGCAGTCCCCACAATTGCGGCGACTGCGGATGCTTCATACATTGATTTTGGATGAGGTTTCTATGATTTCCGCGGGTCTCTTTGATTTGATAGATGAGGTCTTTCGGCTGGTGCGTAAAAACAATTTGCCGTTCGGGGGTGTTCGTGGCATCTTTGTGGGCGATGCCTGCCAATTGCCGCCAGTGGATGGCGAATATTTCTTTAAATCCAATGTATGGAACACATTGTCGCCGAAGGTCTTTTCCTTAACAGAATTAATTCGTCAGTCGGGCGATACCAACTTTCAAGAATTGCTGCAACGGTTGCGTTGGGGAACCATGACGGCCGAAGATTATACCCTCTTGGAAACCCGTGTCCGTCCGGGCACTTTTACTGAGAGTGGTGGCAACGCCACCGAAACCGAAGTTAAACCGACGCGACTGTATGCGATGAATCGCGATGTGGACAAAGAAAACGACAAAGCGTTTCATGCGCAAATGTTGCGGGTCGCTTCCAAAGACCATGTGCGAACCTATGCAACCTATTTTAATGCCCCCCAGGATATGTCAAAGACCGCAAAGGCGACCACGATTCAAAAACTAAAACAATATGCCGCATCCTGTCGCATACCAGAGGCAGTCTTGCTATGCTATGGTGCCCAGGTTATGATTACTTGGAACGTAGGAACCGACCAGGGCATCGTCAATGGAACGCGCGGGGTTATTACGGCATTTGCCAACGACGGGGTTCAAATTCAAATGAAAAATAAGGTTCGTATATGGATTCCCTATATCCAAATCAGCATGCCAACCGACGACGATTCGTCGTATCGCTCATCCGTATTGTCGTTCGGTGAAGACCCACTAAGGGCACCTGAATTTCCTTCGTGTCCCACCATATATTATTTACCAGTTCGTTTGGCCTATGCACTGTCTATTCATAAGAGCCAAGGGGTCACCTTAGATTCCGCCGAAATGGATTTGGGGGCATCCATCTTTGAATATGGACAGGCTTACACAGCACTCTCACGGATGAAATCCTTAGACTCAGTGGTCTTAACCGCATTGTCCCCGAAGGCCTTTAAAACCCACCCCGATGTGTTGGCATTTTACCGAGCGGCCGAAACGGACAATTAAAAACCCCCGCGTGATTCCAAGCGCACCCGTTCCTTGATACACAAGGCTTTTAATTCGGCATCCTGGTAAGCTTTCTTTTTTCGGTTGAATATAGCACGAGTATTACGCAGCCCACCACCGATTGTTTTTGGTTGTGTTTTTGTTAGTGTCTGTATTTGTATTTGAATAGCATAGCTTTCAATTGTTTCTCTCGTAATAATCCAATCGCTATGAATGAGTTTAACGGCTTCATTAGTAAGGGTTTGTAAGTCTTTTTCGTTTCCCCATGAACGTTGAGAAAGGCGTTCTATTATTTCGGGTGTCAATGATACAGATTTCAAAGCGTTTTTTATAAGAGACTTTGTTTTATTCGTTGGAATGGCACCAAAATACTCTTCATACCATCCTTTTTTCCCCAATAATATTCTTTTTGGAGTTAAATAGATACGCGTATGTTTCTTTTGGGCTACATCGCTCAAGTTTATTTTTTTAACAAAGGGATATTTTTGAATAATAAACATCAATGCCCCTTTTAACATTAAATGAGTTCCATAAGATTCTTCTAAATTGCCATAAATATCACATGTTTTACGGTATTCTAAATCTTGTAATATGGCTTCTTCTTCATTTTCAATGACCGTTATATGAATACAAGTATTTATTCGTGTTCCATTATGTGTATCTCCAATATAAATTTCATAAAAATTATCCTCTTTCTCTACAAATGCATCTATAATTGATATATTTCCTTCGCTGTTTTGAATCTTAATATGAAACATATGAAATGCTTCTATAATTTAGAAAAATAAAAAATAATAACAGTTGAAGCGACGCAGTTAGGAACTGCACATCAAACAGCCTTCGGGGTTGTCGCGGCGACAAACGGCGGCGGCTTCGGCCTGGGCACTGGCGGCAGCAGCGGCAGCCGCGTCGGATACGGCGGTTTTTTGGGCGGTTTTGGCCGCACTGGCCTTCGCTTGTTCTTTTTGGAGCATCAAAGGGTCTAAGGTGAACGACATCGTTTTGGCCTTCGGGCGTGTCCGTAGGTAATAGAGACCCGTCTTCAAGTTCTTTTTCCAACTGTAAAAGTGCATATTCATAATCTTTTTATAGTCAGGGTCTTCTACGTAGAGATTCAGCGATTGCGTATGGCATACGAATGGACCCCTATCCGCAGATTGGTCTATGACCGAACGCTGTTTGATTTCCCAAATTGTTTTATAGAGTTCGCGGATGGATTCGGGGATTTCGGTGATGGTTTGAATGCTGCCGTTGTTGGCTAAAATACGGTTTTTCATGTCGGTATTCCAGAGGTTATGTTCCAGGAGGTCTTGAACCAAAAACTTATTAAGAATGATGAATTCGCCTGCCAGAGTTCGGCGCTGATAAATGTTGGACGTGATGGCTTCAAAGGATTCTGTGCTTCCCATAATTTGGCTGGTGCTGGCGGTTGGCATCAGGGCAATCAGGCAACTATGGCGAATCCCCCATTCGGCCACTTTTGCCCGCAGACCGTCCCAATCGTGGCGTCCGGGGGTCGGCTGAATACCCCATAGGTCAAATTGGAATTTCCCTTCGCTCATCGGCGACCCCTCGTAAGTGCTGTAAGCCCCGGGGTATTTCCAGGTGGCCGCCAGTTCGGGATAATCCCAGTCGTTGGTAGCGATTTTTGAGCGAAGTTCCAGAAGTGCTTCCTCAGGTGCCCCCGTCAGTTTCGCGGCTTGCCATGCTTGAATCCGTTTGGTGCGCTCTTCGGCAATCGCACAGGATTCCTGGATGGCCGCGTAATACATCGTTTCGGCAATCTGTTGATTCAGCGTGGCCGCCTCGGGGCTTTCATAGGGCATCCGCATACGAAGAAAGGCATCCGCCAATCCTTGAATCCCGATGCCGATGGGGCGATGCCGGAAATTGGAGCGCCGGGTTTCAGGAATCGGGTAATAGTTTCGGTCAATCACTTTTTCCATACTCCGAACCACATAGCGCACCACCTGCGCCAAGCGGTCAAAGTTAAATACTTTTTTGCCTGCAAGCGCCTCTAAGCCGCCACCCGCCGTCTGTTCCACAAACGATGGTAGGACAATAGATGATAGATTGCAGACGCCGTATTCTTTTTCATCGCTGTAAAGAAGAATTTCCGAGCAGAGGTTGGAACTCTTGATGACCCCCAAATTGGATTGATTGGAGCGCTGACAGGCATCCTTATAGAGCATGTAGGGACCCCCTGTCTCAATTTGGCTTTTCATAATTTCCACGAACAAATCTTGGGCTTTCACGGTGCGGCGCGCAATCCCCGCGGATTCATAGCGTTCATAGAGGGATTCAAAGGCTTCGCCGTAGACTTCGGCCAACCCAGGGGCTTCGTCGGGGCAAAACAGCGACCATGTGCCGTTTTCTTGAACCCGTTTCATGAACAAGTCGGGAATCCAGAGGGCAATAAACAAATCGCGGCAGCGTTCTTCTTCTGCCCCCGTATTCCGGCGAAGAGAAATAAATTCAAACACATCGGAATGCCAGGGTTCCAGATAAATGGCCGCCGAACCATTACGTTTGCCGCCCTGGTTTACGTGCCGCGTAGATTCGTTGAGAACCCGACAGAACGGCGTGAGACCCGTAGAGGTTCCGTTGGTTCCCCGAATATACGACCCACGGGCGCGAATGTTGTGAATATGCAGTCCGATGCCACCTGCGGATTTAGAGATATGCATCATATCTTTTAGGGTGCTATACATTCCCTCAATGCTGTCTTGGTTGTCTTTGATGCTCATTAGAAAGCAGCTTGACATTTGAGGCCGCGGGGTTCCCGAATTGAACAGCGTCGGGGTCGCATGGGTATAATAACGCTGGCTCATCCATTCATAGCCTTCAATGGCCTCTTTGATGTCGTCGCCGTGAATCCCAAGTGCAACCCGCATCCAGAGATGTTGTGGGCGTTCCACGGGCTTACCGTTGACCCGAATGAGATACAGCCGTTCCAGCGTTTTAAAGCCAAAATAGTCAAATAGGAAATCGCGCTCGTAATTCATGACGGCATTCAGTTTTTCTTTATTGGCTTGGACGGTTTCCCAGAGTTCGGCCGAAATCAGGGGATTCGGGATGCCTTTGCGGTCGGTGTTGTTATAGAGCATACCCATGGTTTCACTGAACGACGGACTGGTGTTTTTATGGTGATTACTGATGCTGATGCGGGCGGCAAGTGTTCCATAGTCGGGGTGTTCGGTAGACAGTGCATAACAGGTCTGTGCAGTAAGTTCATCCAATTCGCTGGTTTTAACACCGTCATAGATGCTACTGCAAATTTTTTGCGCGATGGTATGCAGGTCATTCGGCGATTGAATGCCATTTAGGTCGCCCGCTAATTTTTCAATGCGATGCAGAACCTTATCAAACGACACATTCTCGTAGCCACCCGAACGCTTTAGAACCCGCATGGTTTTCTATGAAAAGAATGAAAGGGTTCTTACTAAAATGACATGGATAATGTTTAAACCGTTATTCAGGGATATCTTATGTATCTTCTTCATCTTCTTCCTTAGAGAGATTAAGAATATAAATATAAATTTGTCTATGGATATTTTTATATTCGCTGGATGAACGCACCTTTGAAAAGAGTTGTATAATCGTTTTGATGATATACATCTCTTTTTCTTCGTCTAATTTTTTTAAGATGGAATCCGTTTCATAGTATTTACGATGCATCAAAATAGAGGTTTTTTCAATCATAGCATTGATTGCAAAAGTTGTATCTTCATAAATCCATTTGCCATCTTTATGAATTTTTACCAAATGTTGTTTTTTACTATGATTTTTTATTGTGCGATTTTCAGGAAAATTATAAATTTTATTAATTAGATCCATGAATCCATTGTTAGAAATACTTTTTATGCAATGAATGAGTTCATTCTCTTTAATATGGGAAATATTTTCTTTGCCGAAATTATTTAAATGAATACTATTTGTTTCCGTTGGTTTTGCTGTTGGTGTAGCCATTTTAGTAGTTTTAACACATATTTTCTTATGCCGTGATAAATTACTGCTTGCCGTAAATATTTGATGACAAAAAGAACATTCCAAAGGACTTTTAATTTTTTTGCAATTTTTTAAATGTTTTTTAAGATTTGAATCTCTGGTATACGATTTATAACATGTTGGACATTTGTATACCCCATTGATAAAATTTGGTTCAAAGGCATTTAAAGACCCCTTGATATTTATATCATCTTTAACATCAAATATAGTATTTTCTAATTCAGAGTTAGTATTTGCTGCATCAACGATAATATTACCCGATTCATTGATAACTGTTCCTATATCAACCGTTATATTAGTTGTATCATACATACCCTTACATAAACAGTTTGTATGTTGATATAATAACCTAT